GTAAGATTGTGGACAACTATCAAGAAGAACGCATAAAGCACACTCTTAATAATCATTCCACCGAATCTTGAACTACTTAAAACGTGATACTTCCAAGCCTTCCAAATACCGAGAACAGTATCAATGAATATCATTATCACAAGATAGATTAGGAAAGACCAATCATCAAACACATAGGTATTAAAAAACGCAGCCATACTGCTCCAACTGATGGCAATCAGTAACGGCATTTTCATTTTTAATAAATCAAGATATGGATAAAATATGGATAGCGAATCATCTCTCATAACACTCAGTCTTTTTTCTTATCTGCTATGAATTTTTTAAGTTTGGCTTCCACTTGTTTTCTAAGTGCTTTGCCACGTGTCTTCTTACCTCCACCATTTGCAGTCGTAGTTGTTGTCATATGGATAATTATTTCTAGTTGATAAACTATTTCCCGTACTGAACACCATCTTGCCACGTCCGTACACATTCTTCACTGGCTGCGTTTCGGGGAACGTGCTAGATGAATATTCAGGGAATAAATTATTGTTGTGGCAAAGATAGTCAACCATCTTTTTCGTGTAGTGCAAAGCCTTTCCACGTGCATCATCAATCAATCTATCCAGTTCACTCTGCGCAATTACTTCCGAATCTTCGCTCGTTCTTTTAACCAACGATCCGTTATCATTTCGATAGTACATTGCAGGTAGTAACTCTACCATCACGAACCATACTAACGCCTTTCGTATGTAATCATTTCTAAGTGTAAGATAAACGCCCGTAATAGACGAATCTGCGCTATCATCTTTAATCTTATTCCACAAGTCAGAGCCTAAGTATTGCTCCATATGTAAGTCTTGCGCCACGTAGATAGCTTGGTAGATTCGATTAGAGTCAACTGCTCCATTCACGTTAGTATATTTCTTGACGAAGTTCTCGTCTATTATGCATATCTCTGCCATTAGTCAATGTTTTTTAATGAACCTCTGTTTGGTGTGTTGATGGGACGGATAGATTCTTTGCCTTTTGGAGGTAAGAAATCAAGTCCGCTATCCTTTACACGCTCGTCATTTTTCAATCCTTTGTTGGGTAGGAATTTACCGTCTTTTCTTTTTCTGAAATAGATTCTTCTAAGCCAAGAATGATGGCAGTAACTTCCGCCTTTCCAGGTAAAAATATCATAAGTGCTTTGTCCTTCTGCTGCAAATTCTTGATTCACTCCACTTGCACTCATATCTGCTATATCCTCATATCTAAACACCACACCTCTCGCACTATCACCTACCATTTGTCTGCAAAATTTGCGTGAATTTGCGCTGATATTCTCTGAGTATTTGTATCTCAATTTATACAAACCACTATCTCCCCAATTACTCGCCTCACCTGGATTAGCATAACTGCCATACGCCATATTCACGTTCTTCAAACCTTTGAAGTATTCAAGTTCTTCAAGACTTCCACCAGCTTCTTCTTCGCTCATTAGTTCCCATTCTTCATCATCTACTATCTCACCAAGTTCGCTCAACTTATTTAACCACTTATCTTCTTCTTCAACCGTGAACTCTGGAGCATCAGCTTTGCAGCATACTTCAGTCGCTACTTTTTTTTTTAGCTTAGTCAATATTTGACTTGTGCCTATTGGAGCAAACAATGGCAATACTACTTCTTCATTAACTCCGTAAATATTCATCAGAATTGCAGAACCTTGCTTCTGATTCCTCACCATTGCTCACAATGAACACCGCACTTGATGAATTAGCAGCTTGTAGAATTGTCTCCGCTGCATCAGTAATAAGTCTTTGTGATGGCTCAATAACTTGCTCGTTAAATATCTTGAGCGCAGTTTCCATCTCGTCCTTATTGCTACCCAAACCACCGCCTTCACGGATACCAAAAAGTAAAGGAGAAGTTACGCGATGCGCTATCATTATTTGTCTAGTACAAACATCTTCTAAATATTGGTATTGTTTGTCAGCATCAGTAATAGGAAATGGTGTAAATTCCGCTGCTCTGTCTCTGTTCTCATTGAACATTAAGACGAACTTACCAGCGTTAACTGCGCCACTAATATTTCTTTCGATATCGTGTCGCACCATATCCATCTCCTCCTGCGTTTCAGGGATGCCATTATTCATCGAAACAACCATAGAAGGGAATAGACCATTCTGAATGTTGTTAACGTGAAATAAAGCTATCTGACGAGACAACTCAATGTAGTTTAATGAAGAAATGTAGTCAGGCTTTCCGTAATAGTTTGCAGTCGAAGAATTTTTGAAACAAAAGTAGACTTGTCTCGGATTCTCTATCTTGCTTTTCTCTGAAAATAACGGTATGAACTTAGGAGCGTTTCTGCGCTTCTTCAAATTAGACCAATCATTCGAATACCATACGCCATTGATGTCACCACTTTCTCTATTAATACCTATTCTGCAATTCTCAAATGGCAAATGTTCAACGAATGATATCTCACCGCCCAACGTCCAGACCACTTGCCAAAAGAAGCCACCGTGCAGCTCCAAATCAAGCGCAGTATTGTTGACCGCTGCATCAATTTTCAATGACTTAATAAGCGAAGCAGTACCGACATCCTGCGATGTGATACCTTTACCTGCAATCATTTGTGAGATTGAGCGTACCAATGATCCGTGAACTGGAGATTGCTCTGCCAATTCTAAACAGTATTGTGGAAATCCATTTCTATCACCATAGTCAACCCATCCTTTTGAAGATTCTTTTTCGTCACTTGAAACTTGCGTGTAATTAGACGAAAGGTTGATTGATGTAATCTTATTAATCAATGATGATGTCATTTGCCGTAGTTGTTTCAACGACATCATAATAACTGCCGTTGTCTATTAATTCTAAATAACCAATCTCTACTATTCCAACTATTGATGCATCTTCGTCATCAATATTTGTGGACGAATTTTGTCCATATACCACGTAACGATAACGACCTGCCTGAGTTAATGTAGATGTCGTGACAGTAATATGAGAATAACCACTCCCGTCAGTTATGACCGCAGGAACTTGATTCAATTTCTCACCCGTTTCGCTATTCTCTTCCCGAATAATCGAGAACATATAATGCGTGAAATCAGCCAACGTATATCTGCCCTCATAAAGTGATAGATATAGTGACTGATTAGCAGTATTCGGTAACAAGTATACCATATAAAATACAATATAAAGTAGCGGATAAACCTCTCAATTCATCCGCTACTAAATTACGAATTAATCTTCGATTGTGATAGTGCCAAATGTAGCATTATCGAAAGGAACAGTTGTATACGCTTCCAAACGTGGAGCGCGATATCTGTCCTCAGCTGAAAGTGTCAAAGTGTAACCATTCAAGTCACCTTTTGCTGCACCAGTTGAGCCATTTCCACCGCTTACAAGTACACCTTCTTGCGCACCAACCATCCAAATATTTCTGTTAGCATCTTCAACGAAAACTATCCAACGACCATAAGCCAAGTTCTGAAGTTCAACTTGTTTAGTTTGGCTTAGTTCTTTCAAACTTGCAGATATAGTTGATGTCCAAAACACAGAACCAGTGTCTAGGTTTGCAGTTGTTTCTTCAACCCAATTTCCCGTATTACGATGAGGAACATATTTGTAGATCGTCATCGTTGGCAATACCTCAACTTGTCCAGTTGCGTTATCGTAGTCAACGCCTGCCATTACATCTGCCCAATCAGCGAAGTAAAGAGCCTTTACGCCACCAATGGTATCATTACATCCAAGACCAAAGCCTACTGTTAAATTACACATAGTATTTTTTTTTTAATAAAAAAACGGATGGGTGTTTAACGCCCACCCGTTCTTTAAAGTTATTAATTCAATTATGGATTAACGTATCCAAGAGAGATATCTGCACCGAAACCGATAGCAGTACCACAACGGTAACGCATTGCAACGCGAACGTTGTCTGAACCGTCAGTCATTGACATATCAATTACTTTCGCTTCGTTCAAATCAGAAAGCAAATCAGTTCCGAAGAACAAGTTGTCCGCTTCTGCAGCAACCATTGTTGAATCAGGAATACCTGGACACACATAGATTTCGTAACCATCAATTAGAACTGGAGCATTCTCAGTCGCGTTGTATGTGAATTGGAAACCAAGTGTATTGATTGCTTGACGATAGAACTGCGCAGTTTTACGATTAACATAAAGCTTTACTGTATCTGTCTTACCAATCAATGTAGATGGCAATGCAGCAAGTACGCTTTGCATTTGCGCGATAACGTTTGCAGCAGAAGTAGCAGCTGAGAAGTCAACGTCAGGAGTACCTGATTTCGCGTTGTCAACCAAACGAAGAAGACCAGTGAACGCAGTGTATGTTGGTGTTGCGTTTGAAGACGCAGCATCAAAGTTACCTTGCCACAAGTTGTACTCGATAGCCTCTCCAACTTTTGCAGCAATGTGAGCCAACATAAAGTCTGCGAACTCAACTGGTACAACATCGTTGATGAATCCTGCACCAGTGTTGTAAGCTTCCCAATCTTGAACGAATTGCTTTTTGCAAAGTTCAACATTGGTGTTCAAATCGGTTGTTGTAAGTACAGTCTCAGCAAGTGTTACTGAACCTGCAGTTGTGAAATCACAAGTAGCAGCAACTACCAATCCACTTGAAGAAAGCTTCTTGATTACCGCTTTGTACTTGACGTTTTCTTTGATAGCAACATAGCCTTTCGCTAGTGTGTCGCCTGATAGAATAGCAGCTTGGATATATGGAAGTGCTAATGCACCTGCATATGAAGAACTGCTAATTGTTAAT